ATTAACCGCACGCTCCTCCACCCGCTCGGACTAGCCCTAGAGGTGGTAGTTGACGCCGACAACGTGACACTTGGCGAACTGTGGGACTACCGCCACGACATCGAGGGGATGCTCTACGACCCCGCCACGTTCGCCAGCGGTAGGGCGCGTCACCTTGGCATGATGGCGGCATGGGGCTACGACGCGCACCAGAAGCGCAAGGCCGCGTTGGGTTTCGTCGTGCAGGAGAAGTAGCAATGCACATCACCGAACTCGCGCCGTTCATGGAAAAGTTGCCGTTCGTGACGTGGGACCGCTACCTTCCGGGTGACGACCAAGTGGGCGCGTACGGGTGGATTCCGCACGGCGACGGGCGCTTTGACTTCGTGGTACTGCACATGTGGCAGGGATGGAGTACGCCGCAGTATTGGACGAGTTCTGCGGTGTACAGCGAGGAGATAGCCCGCATCCTCTACGGTGACGCCGAAGGTCACGTCAGTTGCCAACGGGTGGAGTGGGCGCTTCCGGGGCTGAACAACGTCGTTCGCTCGGAGAGGGGGAAGTAGCCATGCCACTACTCCTCCCCGCCGTCCTCGTCGTCACGGGGTTTCTCGCCATCGTGGGACTCGCTCGCGTTTCCGGTGGCACTCGACGGAACGGCAGTACCGTGAATCCGCCCACGCCACGACCGCGTGGTTGTAGCGGTAGCATCCCACCGTGGGAGCGCGGGGCAATCGTCATCAAGAACCCACCTCCGCGCATCAAGTAACCACCATTTTCTTACATCGGCGCGTGCAAAAGACAACCCCCACCATCGTTGTGAAGGTGGGGGTTTCTCTATCCTTGTGGCCATCGGTGAAACACGGGGTGCCACTCTCGCTTGCACTTGCGGCAGATGAACTTCGGGATGCCGCCATCTTCATCGACGACACATACCTTCTTCGCCTTGCCCCACTCTCCCGTCTTCGGGTTTACGGGTGCTATCGTCACGAGGATAGCGGTGCGCACCACGTCGAGTCTTCCGCCACACTCGCACTTCGTGATGGTCACTTCGCCACCACCTTCCCGCCGAACATGCGAGCGTAGTCGTTTGCCACATCACGGCAAAACGGTTGACTCCGCTTGCCGTCATGGTAGACGACGCGGTACTGCCCGTGCAGGCGGTTGTAGTCGAGAGAACGGTTGCGACCAAACGTGAACATGCGGCGTAGTGCGGTTATCACTTCGCATCCTCCTTCGGTGGTTACACCTTGCCTTGTCCTACACGCTTGCGGAATCTGCGGCGTTGTCGCGGTGTCATCGGTCGTTGCCCCATCGACTTGCGAACCATGTTCTCGATTGCTTCTAGCGTCGGGTACACACTACCCCTCCTTAGGTGGCTTCTTGCCCTTCTTCCACCACGTCACCGCCTGTTCTACGAGCGTGGCGTGCGATGCCACCCATGCGTCGATGGCGGCGTTGATGAGCGCGTTACGGTCGGCGTCAACGGCGGTGTGCACGCGCATGTACTCGGCGGCGATGTCGAGCGTGTTCGCGCGGGTGGTGGTGGTGACGAGGCTTACGCGCTTGACCTTGGCGGCGTCGTGCTTGCGCGGTCTACCTGCTGGCATGGCATCCCTCCTAGTGCGAACCTTCACGCTGATTATACATGTTGACGTGGTGTATAGTCAAGCCTCTACCTACGACGGGCAGTTGGTAGAGGAGGTGTCGTCATGCGTGACCCTGAGATACGGCGTGCGCTACACGCCTACCTAGCGGAACGCCATCCGAATGCCGCTCTCGTCAACGAGATGGGCGTCTGTAGTGGTTCATCCATCGTGGACGTGGTGTTGTGCGGTGACGAACTGGTTGGATTCGAGATTAAGAGTCCGGTTGATTCCGTTCAACGGTTAGGGCGGCAGGTGCGCTACTACGGGCGCGTTCTCGACCGTTGCTGGCTCGTCACCGCCGCTTGCCACCTCGACAAGGCTCTTGCCGTCCTGCCTGAGTGGTGGGGCGTTCTTGTTGTGCCCGCGAGCGACAAGGTGGCGTTCACTATCTACCGAGAGGCAAGTCCCAATCCAGCGATTCAACCTGTCTACCTAGCCGCGCTCATGTGGCGCGACGACATGTACGCCGCACTCAAGGAACTTGGACGGGCGCGTGGGCTGAGTAGTGCGCCACGGCGGAAGTTGCAGGACAGACTCGCGGCGGTACTGTCGTTGGACGAGCTACGGGCGCTAGCGCGGAAAGCGGTGTTGATGAGAGTTCGTGACGGTTGGAAGAAGGAGGTGTGTGCAGATGGCACCTAGACGCAAGAAGGTGGACCCGAACGATGTGGTAATCGACGTGGACGTGCCGCCGCTGGAGGACGCGGGGAGCGCGGTCGCCGTCGTGGACGAGGTAGCGAAGGCGGTTGCGGCGTTGGAGGAGAAGGTCAAGACCGCCGCTGTTGCCGCTCGTGAGAAGGATGTAGAGCGCATCGGTGACTTGGACGCCATCCTTGGCGACATCGGTGAGTCGCTGAAGCGCACCAAGTGGGACGAGGTGCCCGTCAAGGATAAGGCGATTGCGTTCGGCATCCTCACGGATAAGCGTGGCAAAATCCTCGACGACATGGTGCCACAACGCAAGGAGGCACGGAAGAAGGCTAACCAGTCGCGCACCGTGTTCAAGTTCAACTTCGCCACCCAGACCGCAGAGGTGCATGTGGATGGGGATGGTGAGGGCGAATGACAATCACGACGCGGCGTGGGCGCGGTTCGCGCGGTAGGCTCATCCATGACGATGAGGACTACGCGCAGTTAATGGAGCAGTTCATCGGGGAGCAGGAAGCGGCGGCGGTGCTCGGTGTTTCACAAGCCACCATCAGGACGTACAAGGCGGGTGCTAACCCCCGCATAGCCTGCGGCATCGCTCCAAACGGGCAGAAGATGCTCCTGCGTGATGCGGTCATGGCGTATGGTAAGGCCTTCTACTCGGAGGACAAGTTGCCGTACGCCAACTGCATTGAGTGCGGGAATCCGTTCGAGCGGAAGCGGTTGTCGTCGGGCAAGGCCAAGGACGAGACGCAGAAGTTCTACCGTGACGGTGACTTGTGCCCTGAGTGCAGGGAGGCGAAGAAGAACGGTGGCGTTCGCGTGGTGGAGGCAACGTCGGCATACGTTCCGCATCCTGCACAACAACTAATTCACGATTCTTTAGCGCGATTTAAAATACTTAACTGCGGAGCAGGTTTTGGAAAGGACCGCTGTCTCATCAACGAGTTCATCCTTCAGTACGGCAAGTTGATGAGCGAAGATCGGAGCCTCACGCAGTTGGAACCGCGTGTTCACGGATTCCTCATCGCGCCGAACTACAAGCTGTCGGAGCAGATTTGGCGCGAACTACTCGCCTACTTCCCCAAGGAGTGGACGGAGCAGGTGTGGGAGGGGTCCAAGACCCTGCGCACAAAGCCGCTCGATGACAACGGTGGCTACGGGTTGATTGAGGTACGTTCTGCTGACGACCCGAACGCGCTCGTCTCGGTTGGATTGGACATCGTGCTCGTCACGGAAGCAAGCCGTATCGCTGACCTAGAGCGCGTGTGGACGTACCTGCTCGGACGCGTCAACCGCCCGATGCGTGGTCCAAACGGCAAGGGCGGCATCATCCTCGCCAACTCAACCCCTACCGGCATTCAGCACTTCTGGTATCAACTGTACCGCATGGGCAGGCAGGGCGACGAGAAGTACAACTCGCGCTACGAGTCGTGGCACTTCACGTCCTACGACAACCCGTATCTTGACCCTGCGGAACTTGACGCCGAGCGCAAGATGGTGAGCGACCGCCAGTTCAGACAGGAACGGTTGGCGGAATTCATCGCCGAAGCCGACTCGGTGTTCGTGGACCCTGAGAAGTGTGCTACCTACAACGGGCCATCTGTTGCGGAAGAGGGCGAACGCTATCTCGTCGCATGGGACATCGGCGCGAAGGTGGACAACGCGGCAGTCGGCGTGCTCAAAGAGTCTACCGGCGAGTGTGTAGAGGTCTTCCACTGGACGGGCGTGCCGTATGCGGCGCAGATTGACCGTGTGGTTGGCATCTCCCGCAAGTATAACTTCGCCACGGTGCGCTTCGACGAAACGGGCGTGGGCAAGACCATCGGGCCGCAGTTGGACAAGCAGGGTGTCAACATCGAACCTGTCCACTGGACGAACGCGCTTAAGGACGAGATGGTCAACCACCTCGCCTTCCTCATGGAGCAACGTGTCATTTCCTTCCCACCGCACGAGGCGCTACTCGCGGAGTTGAAGCAGTACAAGTACACCATCTCCGAGACGGGCGTTACCCGTTACTCCGCACCTCGCGGCAGTCACGATGACCTCGTGGCGATGATGATTATGCTCTACAAGGACTACAACCAAGCCGAGATGGAGATGCCGTGGTTCGGCTCTTTCGGCGGCGTGACCATCGGTGGTGGCAAGCGTGCGTACAACTAGCATACCTACGAGCACCCCTAAGTGAAGGGGTCTTTTTCATTGAGAGGAGGTGAGTGAGTGGGATGGAAGGACTGGTTCGCTCCTCGTAAGCCCAAGGATGCCGACGAACCTGTGATGGCAGGGCGCACTACCGCCGTCATCGAGCACTCGTGGGGCGGCACGCTCTCGCCGCATCGCTCGCGGGTGTCAAATGCTTTGGACACCCTGCGCAAGATTGCTGACGAGGTGGAGGCGCTAGAGCACCTGATTCGCACGTCACCTGACGTGTCGATGGCGGTGAACAACGTTGTGCGCTTGTCGTCGCAGGGGCACGAGATGGCGTTCTACGGCGTGAACTCGCGGTCGAAGGGGCGGCGTTTGACGGAGGTGGAGAATGCGTGGCGCTCGTTCGCCTCGCGCATCAACGCCGTGAGCAATGCAGGGCTTGACGGGCTGATTGAGCAGTTGCACCGTAGCGCCTACGTCCGTGGCAACCAGATGGTGGAAGTCGAGGTAGCGCCGTCGTTGGACGACATCACCGAGGTTCACATCATCGACCCGCAGACGATTGATTGGGAGTTGGACAAGGCGAAGGGGCGCTACGTCCCTTACCAACAGCAGGCGATGAAGAAGGTGTCGCTTGACGATGCCAATTTCTTCTACGTGCCGATGGACCCGTTGTTCGGCGACCCGCGCGGCACGTTGCTCCTCGCGCCAGCCATCAACGCCGAAGACTTTCAGATGCAGATTCGCTCCGACCTGCAAGCGGTCATCCACAATCAAGGCTGGCCTCGTTACGACATCAAGCTAATCCTTGAGCGGTTGATGTCCGCCATGCCGCCTTCTGTCAAGGGTGACGCCAAGAAGCAACGGGAGTGGATTGCGGAGCGCGTCAAGGAGGTTGAAACCTACCTTCGTGGTCTCAAGCCTGACGACTCCTTCGTGCACACCGATGACATCGAGGTTGGCAAGACGCAGGGGGGCGAGGTCACGCGCTCCGTGGACGTGCGCGCTATCAACGAAATGCTCGACGTGCAGACCATGAGCGGTCTGAAGCAGTTGGGCGTCTTCATGGGGCGTACGTCGGGCACTACCGAAACTTGGTCAACGGTGCAGTTCCGCATCTTCGTGACCATGTTGCAGTCCATCCAGCGCGGCTCGAAGCGTCTCGTCGAGGAGATTGCGCGGTTGTGGCTACGAACGCAGGGCATCCAAGCGGTGCCTGTGTTCACGCACAAGACCATCGACTGGCAGGCTGAGTTGGAGAGGGCAGAGGTCAAACTCGCGTGGCAGAAGTTCTACGCGATTGCAGTCAAGATGGGGTGGGTCACGAACGACGTTGCCGCCTCTGAAGTCATGGGGAGCAACGGTGCCGCTGGAGACCCAGCGGAAGAGGTGCGGGTGAGTTTTGGCTTAGGAGGTGGTGTGACGCTTGGACGCGACGATGGTGCGAGCGGGCGGGTGGATGCGGCTACACGGGAAGTGGGCGGAAGCGCCGATGGAGCGCAAGCCCGTCTCCGAGTCTTTGGCGGAAAGGGAGTACGCGACGGGTGGGGTGATTAGCGGTAGTTCGCCGCTGGCGTGCATTGGCGACTGCGGTTGCACTCTGACGCTACCGCGTACCTACAAGGAACCTATTGCGGGAGGTGATGGCAAGGATGGCTGACCAGCAGAAGTATGGCGTGCCAACGCCAGAGCAGTTGGCGAAGATCAACCGGCTGACGAAGCGACCGTTCGCCGCCGATGAGGTGTTCACGTACCCCGTGAAGCAAGTGGGGGACGGGCCTATTCCACACCGTTACATCAAGTTGAGCAAGGAACTGCTGGAGCAGTACGCGCAGAACGGGCGAAACGGTGACGTGTCGCTGATGTTGAATCACCGTTGGAGTGCGTGGTTCGGGCTGAGTGACCAGAAGGGTGTAATCACGCTCGGGCGCATCTACGACGCAGAGGTACGTCCGTCGAGTGACTTCGAAGGCGAGACGTATGGACTCTTCGGTGACGCCTACGTGCCGCGTGGACGCGAGAAGGACGGGGTAAAGACCGACGAGTTCATCGAGTCCATCGAGGACGGTTCGCTACGTGACCACTCGGTAGGCATCGGGTGGAGTCGGTCGGAGTGCTCCATCTGCGGACTAGACATCCGCGACAAGAACCGTGACGACGGGTGTAAGCACTATCCGGGTAGGACGTACGACGGGAAGACGTGCTACATCATCGCCAAGCCTCCGGGCGACCAGTTCGAGTTGAGCGGCGTATTCGCTGGTGCCTACCCGACAGCGGAGGCGTTGAGCGAAACGCCTACCGACAAGGGCGCTAAGGGTGAGGGCGCGATGCAAGCGTTCGCGGTGGAGGACATCGTGAGCCTGCCAGTTGGCGCTCAAGTGTTCGCCGCCTTCAGCGCGAACAACGTGACTCTCTTTGCTAGGAAGGACGCTCTCGCCAAGAGGGGGTCTTTTTCTATTGCCTCTGGTTCTGAGACGACCGCGAAGGGTGGTGAAGAGGTGGAGGGTGAGAAGTCCAAGTGGGATGCCTTCGGTGAGGAGGCTGAGAAGCACGGGCTGACCGTCGAGCAGGCGAATGAGATGTTTGCGAAGGTCGTGGAGTTGTCGAACTCGCAGGGCATCAACATCACCGAACTGGCTGGCAAGCTGGACGGTGCTATGTTCGAGGAGTTCGACGCGACTGGTGCCGTGGTTCTTGATGCTTCGCGGGTCGTCGATGTGCTTGGCAAGGAGATGGGTGGTGACGAACTGCTCAAACTCGCCAAGGACGGTCAGATGCTCAAGGCCGAGAAGATGGAGGATGTTCTGACGTGGGGCGTTCGTGCAGACGGTAATGCGTTTGCTCGTGATACCTACGTTGAACTGCTTGCCAACGCATCCGTTGAGACGCTGAACAAGATGTGCGACCAGTTCAAGGCGAAGGCGAAGGAGTCGCTTGCTCCCGGTCGTGTAACGCAACCGACTGAGACGGCAAGCAAGAAGCGCGACGTTCCTGATTCGGCGTTCAAGGCTTAACTACAAGGAGGGTGATTGATACATGGCTTACGGACGTGGTGGAATCGACCGCGAGGGTATCGGCGCGTGGAACGCAACCTACATCGCTGACAACGGGCTGAAGACGCTCGCTGGTGATGGCAAGACGACCCTGAACCGTGCCGCCGTCATCGGCAAGGCTGTGGCCCTGACTGCCGCCGACACCGTTGGCTACGGCACTGATGGCGATGCGCTGGAGGGTGTCATCGTTCAGTACGAGTACGACGGCTACGTGACCGTGCAGAAGCGTGGTTACGCGACCGTACCCGTCGTCGATGGCTCGGAGCCTGCCGTCAAGGACGTGGTGGTTGTCAACGGCGCTGGTGCGGTGAAGACGCTTGCGGCGACCAAGTACGGCCCGAAGGTTGAGTCTGTCGATGCGACCGCGAACACCGCCGTCGTGTTCTTGGGCTAATCAGAAAGGGGAGTGACAGACAGTATGGAGATTGCGAAGCTGAGCCTTGCGTTCGACATGTACGGTCGCAAGCACGATGATGGTCGCGTGAAGACCTTCTCCGAGGTGCTGGAGGAGATGGACCCGACGCCCGCTGGTTCTATGCTCGATGCCTTTGAGCGCCAACTCAAGGCTCGTGGCATCTTCACCAAGGACGTTCCCGAACTCGGTCTGAAGGCTTCGACCGTCGAGACCTTCTTCCTGACCGATGATAACAAGACCCTCTTCCCCGAGTTCGTCAACCGCACGATTCGCTCTGCGTACGCGCGGAACAACATCCTCAACGCCCTCGTCGGTGCGAGCAACACCATTCAGGGCGACCTCGTTAAGACGCCGTACCTAGACCGTCCTGCTCGCGGTAAGACCAAGAAGCGGCGCATCACCGAGCGCACGGAACTGCCGGTCTCCAAGATCAGCACCCGTGAGCAGGCGGTTCGCTTCTTCAAGTACGGTCGCGCCATCGACGGCTCGTACGAGGCGATTCGGCGCATGACCATTCCGATGTTCCAGCGCCTCATCGAGTTCATCGTCGGTGATGCGGCTCTGGACAAGGCGGAGGAAGCTATCTACACGCTCATCAAGGGCGACGGGAACGGCAACGCCGCTCCGGTGGACAGCCTCTCGGACCTAGACTCTGCCGCCTCTGGCACGTTGACCGCGAAGGCGTGGCTGAACTTCCTGATGAAGTTCGATGTCTTCTCCTGCAACACGCTCGTTGCGACGAAGGATGCCTTCGTGGACATCGTGCTGACTCAGGTGCCGAACCTGAACGCACAGCAGGTGCTCTCGCTGATGGTCAATGGCGACCTCAACAGCATCAAGATGGGCACGCCGCAGATGCCGCAGGGGGAGACGACTCTTCTGTGGCACGAGGATATCGCGGATGCCGGGTTCACCGGCAAGAAGGTGGTTGGCTTCAACAAGGCCGCGAGCATCGAAGAGTACGTCGAGGCTGGCTCCGTCATCTCTGAGGCACAGCGGTTCATCACGAACCAGACTCAGATTATGACCATGAGCGAGAACAGCGGCTTCTCGAAGCAGTTCGTCGAGGCGAGCCGTGTCCTAGACCTCGACGCGTAGTTAGGGGTGATGCGGGATGAGTAACCGCATCTTGACCGCCGCTGGCTGGCAGGACCGCGTTCGGGCGAAGGTGGGCGTCGATGATTCCTACCTCCCCGATGCGGTCCTCCAGCAACCCGAAGTGATTACCGTCGCAGAGGCTAACGTCATCGGTGCCGTGGACGGGTGGGAATCGCTCGTCGATGACAAGCGCGTGTACCTTGAAGCGGCGGTTGTGTGCGAGTGTGCCCACATCGTCGTGGACTCTATGGCGGCACGGCTACCGTCGCGCCAGAAGGGTCCGAGTGGCGAGTACGAGGTAACGGTCGATTGGGAGAGGAAGAGGGCAAACCTCGAAGCCGAACGCGACAAGTACCTTGGCAAACTCGACGCCGACATGCCAAACACGGGGCGCGGGTTCTTCGGCTTGGCAGGACCGCAGAGGTAGGGGGGGGTGACGATATGGGCAGACGCTTAGTGGTTAGCGACATTCACGGCGAAGGGCATCGCCTTCTGCAAGTGCTCGCCAAGGCGGGCTATGAGCCGAAGGTGGACAGGCTGTTCCTTCTTGGAGACTACGTTGACCGAGGCACCGACAGCAAGGCGACGGTGGAGATTGTGCGGGCGCTCGTTGCGGATGGGGCTATCGCCTTGAAGGGCAACCACGACGCCATGCCTGTTGAGGCGAGTCGTGACCCAATCGCTCACGCGTTTTGGGTGCAACACAACGGCGGAAGGACGACCGTTCGAGACTTCGATGGTCTTCCTCCGCAGGATGTGTTGGAATGGCTTGACAGTCTACCTCTCTACCACGAGGAACCGGATTGCATCTTAGTTCACGCTGGCGTCCTTGCGGATTACCCGCTAGAGAATCAGGGTGAAGGCATCCTCTGTTGGATTCGCGGTGAGTTCTACGAGTATTACCGTGGCAAGAAGGTGTTCTTCGGACATACCCCGACGCCGAATCTGCACGGTGAGATGAAGTGGGAGCCGTGGTACGGCGAGGACAAGGTGGGTATAGACACGGGTGCCGCTTACGGCGGGAACCTGACGCTCATGGACATCGACTCGGGCGAGACGTGGGTTGCCTAACGACAACGAGGGGGTGAGCGAATGTACGCGGTTTCATACCTAAAGCAATATGGACAACCGTGCGTCATTCAGCGCACTCCCGCGGTGTCGTCGAAGGTGAGTATGAAGCGTGTCCGTACGAGCGGCGATGTAGCCAACCGTGACGGCGAGTGGACGGGCATCATCTTGGTGGATGCGATGCTCGTCAGCGGTGACGTGTTCACGGTGAACGGCGAGTCGTACCTCGTGCAGACTGCGCCGCCTTCACTCGGCGTGCAGGAGTGGTTCGCGGTCAAGTGCAACGTGACGGTGGAGCACAAGCGGTTGGTTGAAGGCAAGGATGACGACGGTAACGACACCCAAGCGTGGACCTCGCTAGGGTCAACACCAGCATGGGGGCAGATTGTCACCGCTCGTCTACGTGCCGACGACCCCGGACTGCTCGACCAGACGCGCTACATCTTCCAACTGCCGTCGTCGATGGGGGTGCAAGTGCTCGACCGCCTCGTCTACAACGGGCGCAACTACCGCGTGGAGAGCATCGACGACGTAGCCATGAGCGGCGTCGTGCGGGTGCAACTTGGGGAGGACAACCGATGAGTGACGTACTTGATTGGTTGGCTTTCCGCGTCATGGACGTGGTGGCGTTGATGGACCGAAGCGTATGGACAACACACCGTCTAGTCACGGGCGTCTCCTACCATTTCGCCTCCGCTGGTCACGTCGTAGGGTTGAGTTGGAAGGTTCCTGATGGTTGGCGTCCCGTGCGCTACGTCTAGGGGGTGGTGGCGTGGGCGTTCGCTTCGACACCAACGCCGCCATCGCTGACCTGAAGCGCAACCTACTCGCCGCGATGGTGCAGTTGCAGGACGAACTCCTCCGCGAGACGCAGGCGGGTATGCGCGACCGTGAGCACGCCGACTCGTGGTACGAGGGCGATGTGACGGAGGTTGCTGGCATCATCGCCGCGGAGGTGGTTGGTGGTGCGTGGGCGGCGATGGACGAGCACGGGCGCGGAAGTCTGATGGACGGACCTACTGACAACCCCGCTTTAGATGAGTACCGCGCGAGTTCGCTGTGGAATCCACTTCGAACGGGCAACGCGATAGTGGGTCGCCCCAAGGGTGAGTATGAAACCATCTTCGGGGAGACTCGGTACTCCTCTGGTCGCAACGCTGGCAAGAACCTTGAGATGGTGCCTAGCGGCAAGTTCCGCCCAAAGTTACCGTCACACGCGTTACAGACTGCGATGCGGTGGATGGAGCAGGGACGGATGCAGGCGGTGGTGCAGGAGGCGTTCAACGGCGTCGATTGGGGGCGCTACCTGATAGTGGACGGGAGGTGATGCCGTGGCTTTCGACCCGTATGGCGACCTAACCGACGTGTGGAAGGCGATTGTGGCTGACGTGGAAGTGCAGTCGCTCATGGGGTGGAGCGCGGCAGACGCCAAAGCACACGTCGTCAAGCGGCGTGACCCCGGTGCACTCGCGGAGAACGTCAAGCGCATCACCGTGTTCAAGCCACCGTCGCGGCGAAGTCGCAACGTGGACATGCCTGAGCAGTTGGTGGAGATTGACGTGTACGTACCGCTGGCACAGTCACACGTCGCCCAGCAGGCGATAGGACGAGTCCATGCGCTCCTGCACAAGCGCGACGTAGGGCAGATGCGTCTCATCTTCGATGCGCACCTACCAGATATGCCCACCGCCTCTGGTTTCTACTGCGAGGCGGTTCGGTTTAAGCACCACAACGTGATATGAGGGGGATGATTGAGTGAGCGTTACGGAACTCGTATTCAAGGAAGCGGGTAACGTCGAGCTGATTCGCCAGCGGGACTCCGCACGTTTCCTGTTCGTTGGTATGCTGGACAAGATCACGGAGAGCACGACCATCCAGAAGACCAAGCTCAACAACGGCAACGGCAAGTTCGGGCGGTCCTACACAACGGGGGCGGAGGCGAAGGTCACTCTCGCGCTTAACTCGTACGTGCCGAAGTTCGCGGAGGCGCTGAAGGGTGCGACCGTTACGACAGGCGCTGGCAAGATTGTGCGGGTTATTCAGCCTGCACGCATCCCGTCCTCCGCGCCGTACACGGTGACGCTCTCCAAGACGCCCGTTGCGGACAGTGAGGCCGTGCAGGAGCAGGACGAGACGCCGTTCGATACGGGAGTGACCACTCCTGCCGTTGGCGAGTACGTACTCGCCGCGAGCGTGATGACGTTCAACGCCGCTGATGCTGGCAAGTACATCACCATCGTCTACGACACCTCCGTTACGGGCATGTCCTCGACGCTGGCGCAGGATGCCAACTCTGACGCCTTCACGCTTACCATCGCTGGCAAGGCGGTGGACGCCAAGAACGAGGGCGTGAGCAAGGTGTGGTCGCTGACCTACAACCGCGTCACTGTCGATGGTGACATCGCATCGCCCGAGCGGAGTAACACTCCAACTGGTTGGAGCGTCACGTTCATGGTGGACGACCCGCCTGCCGGTGAGGAAGTCTACGAACTCGCCATCGAAAGCTAGGAGGGTGACTGATGGCACCGAAGGGTAAGCCCGAGCGCGAGTACACTGACTTAGACAAGTTGCTTGCGCGGGCGAAGGACTTCGAGGCGGGGGGGCAAACGTACAAGGTGCTCCCCCTTCTCGTCACGGATGCGATTGCGTTCGGCGAGGAGTACCTGTGGGCGTACAACGCGCTTTACCTCGTGCAAGCTGGCGAAGGGCGGGAACGCTTCGTCCACTGGCTCGGCAAAGCTGTTCGCACCGACAAGGGTGAACCCGTCACGTTCGACAACGTGCAGAACGACGGGTGGACGACGGCTGACGTGACAGACTGCCTCAAGGCCATCGGTGGAATATCGGGCTAACCACCGCTTCCTCAGACGAAACCCCCAACGCAAAGGCGTCGGGGGAGGCGTGGACACTCGATGATGTGATTGGGTTCCTCGTCGCCAACACCTCTTTGCGCCATGACGACATCCTGCGACTGACCATCCCGCAGATTAACCTCTACGCTGACAAGGCGGGGATGTTCAAGATCGGGGCGTTCGGCATGGTGGGTAAGGGCGGCGGCAAGAAGTCGAACACCCCGCCCGTCGAGGAGAGCCTTTCGGCAGACTCGCTCGACGATGTGATGAAGTTCGCTGGCAAGTTCAACGTGATGGATGGCTAGAAGGGGCGGTCTGCTTAGGCGGGCACGCCCCTTTTTCATGCCACTCGTTGCCGCAGTTGTGGCAGGTTGCGGTGTGCATCTTGCCCTCGCCGGTGATGGCGGATGCGATGACGACAGCAATCACGAGCACCAACGGCACGGTGACGATGCAGAGCATGAAGAAGAGGATAGCGCCTTCCAACATTCCGCCGTTGGTGAGCGCGCCTATCACCTTCCAGGCGATAACGGTCAACCCGCCAGCGATGAGGATTGTGAGCGGTATCGTTCCCATTTCACTCTTGGGCTTGTGATTGATGTGGTCGGACCCGCAACGGGTGCAACGCCATTCCATAACCAATCCCTCCTTTACAAGTGTAGATTAACATGAACCTATAGAAAGTTCAATCCAAACCATGAGGCTAGAGGACCGGGGGGGACCCCTTACGCCTCTAGCCTCGCTCGTTCTATGCTGTCACCTTGTTAACGCTCTTGAGTGTGCTGTCTGCGGCCCTGTCGCTCGTGATGGCCGTGAGCAGTCGAAGCATGTTCTTAGCTGACCTATCGCCGAGTGCCTTTATTCCAGCCCGCAGACCCTCGCGCTTACCTATGGCGATACCAGCTGAAGCCGCCGCGAGCATCATGTCGGTTTGGATGTCTTCAATCTGCTTGAGGAATGACTTCGCGGTTGTCTTTAGCCCGTTGGCGACTTCGGGACTTTCCAACCCGCACATGACGGACACTGTAGACGTAAAGGACTCGACGTGCGACATGAAGGCTCCCATGTTTTCGCACATCGCGTAATCAACGGCGACCGATAGCAGGGTGTTCCAGTCCTTTTCCGTCAGCGTATCCGGCAACTTGAACCGACGATTCCTAGCCATGTGTGACGACCTCCTCAGAGTGTTGCGTCAGGTGGGGATTTCATCCTTGGTTCAAACTGTATCATACTGTATCAACGATAGTCAACACAAATCTAATAGATTCGACGTGTTGACATGGTGTATGAATTGTCTTATACTGATTCACGGAAGGGGGAGATGGCGTGTCACAGGAATGGTTGACTACGGCGCAGGTGTTGAAGGAGTTGGGAATCTCACGTCCGACTTTACAACGGCTTATCAAGAGCGGCGGAATCAAGGCATACAAGATGGTCGGTAGCAAGGAGAACCACTTTCGCGCCGATGACGTGGCGGAGTTGAAGAAGCCTGTCCTTAAAGAAGAGGGTTGACAGTGATATCGACATGGTGTATAACTGTGCTTGGGACTAGGATTCAACATTCTGAACGAGGAGGACACGAGGCATGGGAAACATCGCAACGGCACGGGTTTCGATTCGTGGGACACGCCCGATTCTTTGGCACCGCTTTGGCCCGGATGCGCTACCTCTGGAGAAGAAGGAGCGCACAGGGGTAGCGGGCAACGATCCAGAAGAGTGGAAGCGCACTGTTCTGATGACCAAGGACAAGCAGTTGTATCTTGAGCCGAGTTACGCTTTCGGGTGCTTGCGGGATGCGGCGAAGCACACTAAGAAGGGAAAGGGGAGTATCCAGTCCCTAGTAGCGGCTACGCTTCAAATAATGGATGACCGTATCCTCGTTGACCGATTCGTACCCGACAACATCTACCCCGACCTAATTAACACCGTCGATGAACCCGTGTACCTCGATGTTAGAGGGGTCGTCAACAAAGCCACCAAGGGCCGCAACGTCCGCTATCGCGTAGCCGCTTCTGTTGGCTGGTCATGCTCCTTCACCATCGTTTGGGACGTGACGATTGTTAGTCGCGGCGAGATGCAAGCGGTCATTCACGATGCGGGAAGGCTCGTTGGCCTTGGCGATGGTCGTGGCATCGGATTTGGGCGCTTTGTGGTTGAGTCCTTCGAAATCGAGGAGGAGAAGGCGAAGCGGGGTGCCTAAGAAACGTCCTCCTAAAGAAGTGTGGCGGGAACTTAGGCGGATTGTATGGGAGTGCGACGGGAGACGGTGTGTTCGTTGTCAAGCTCCGCAGTCTCTCCAAGAGTGCCACATCGACCACATCAAGAGCGGAAAGAATGCGGACAACTCTTTGAAGAACCTTCGGACTCTTTGCTACAAGTGTCACGTACTTCGCGACGACCAGCGTCACAGAGGGATGATCGCGTCGGCGCTGGCGAAAGGAATCATCCCCCCGAACTGGCGCGAACTGGTGTGGAATGGTTGAGTCGAAACCGGAGTAATCCGGTCTTGTGGAGATGGCCGACCACGACTGAAGAGATAGGCTAACGTCGCACCGCAAGGTGGGGTTTGGCGTGACGGGGCATGGTCTGGCAAGGTCAGGATGGGCGGGGAATGGAAAGGCACGGTCTGGCGCGGCATCGAAACTCCCTTCGGGGAGTCCGGTAGGGTAGCCTCCTACCGCTGAGGAGATAGGCTAACGAGGCGAGGCAAGGCGCGGTACGGCAAAGGCGTGGTATGGCGGGGTCAGGGATGGACAGGACTGGCGAGGCGCGGTTCTATTTGGCGGCGAGCCTTAAGGCGCAGTCCCACAAAGCGAAGGAGTAGGTACGGTAGTACCTACTCCTTCGCTTTGTAGGGGGGGTGTTTACATGCCTGAACGTGATGATGCGTCAACCCGGATTATCGGCAAGATTCAACTCGATACAACCCTTGCCGCGAAGTCTGTCAAAGACCTTGCTGACGAGGTGCGCAACCTTGACAAGCAGGGCAAGGAAGCCGCTCGTGTCGCCAAGGAGATGGAGTCTGCGTGGAAGCAGAAGGCCGCGCAGGATGCCAAGATTGTTAAGCAGACACAAGCGATGTGGGCAGAGAAGGCACGGCAAGATGCGGCACGCGACAAGGAACGTTTGCAACACGGTCTCGCCGTAGAGCGCGAGATGGCAAACGCCGAGAAGGAGCGCATCCAACAAAGTGAGCAGATGTGGGCGCAGAAGGCGGCGCAGGACAAGCAACGCGCTACCGAAGAGGCGCGAACCGCCAAGGAAGTCAACGCGGCATGGGCAGAGAAGGCGAAGCAGGACGCGCAACGGGAAACGGAGCGTCTTGCTCACGGACTCGCCGTTGACAAGCAACTAGCCGCCGAAGCGAAGAAGCAAGCCGCCGATTCCGCCGCCGCTGACAAGGTGCGCGGCGCGTCCGAGTCGTCGCTTCCGCAACTGGAGGCACAACTCGCCGCCATTCAGTCGCGCATCAAAATGGAGCGCGTCGGCGATGGCGTTATCAAGGACCGGCTTGCCGTCTTGCGGCAAGAGACGAAGGAATATCAGGAGCAGATTGCGCTCGGAAAGCAGTTGACCGCAGAGCAGGTCAAGCAGGTCGCGGCGAACCAAGCGGAGACAAAGGCGATTGCCGCGCAAGTGTCTACTCTCGCCGCCGATCAGCGTGGACGTTTCAGTTCTATGCTGAATCGCAGGTTGGATTGGCTATTTACTGGGGCCGTGGCATTCGGTGGTATGCAGGCGATACGGGCTGGCATCGACGACGTTTCTTCCATCGAGATGAAGATGATTGAACTTGGGCGCGTTATGGAAGACCCGCTGTTCAAGTTGGAAGACATGCGTAAGGCTATCTTTGAATTAGGACAGGAGTTCGGGTTCTCCTTCCAAGATGTCCATGACGTGATGCTCCGTTGGGCGCAGGCTGGTTACGACGTGAAGCAGAGCATCGAACTCACTCGCGCCTCGTTGTTGGCTCTCAACACAGCTGAACTTGATGCGGAGCAAGCCACTCAGTCGCTCATCGGTATCATGTCTCAGTGGGGTTTGCAAGCCGACCAGCTCACGGGCGTCATCGACAAGATTAACCTCGTCGCCGATCAGTACGCCGTCACATCACAGGACTTGGTGGATGGTCTTCTTCGCTCGTCCGGTGCGGCGAAAAACGCCAACATCACCCTTGAGCAGACGATTGGTCTGCTGACGGCGATGAAAACCGCCTCTGGACGTTCTGGCAAGGAAGTCGGAAATTCGCTTAACTCCATCATCTCCTACATGTCGAAGGGCAAGTTCTTGGAGACGTTGCAAGGTAGCGGCATCCCCGCCTTTGCAGACGCCGCTACCGATAAGTTGCGTCCTGTCTACGACATCATCTCGGACCTCGCTAAGAATTGGGACGGTCTGAGTACCGATGTGCAGGACTCGATGATGGAGCAGGCAGACCTCGCGGGCATGTTCTCGGAGTCGATGGCAGATGCGACCGGCACGCTGGAGGAGTGGACGGACCTTCAGAAGCGCGACATCATGCAGACGGGTGCTGGTGTCTACCGCCGCAACTACTTCATCGCGCTCCTCAAGAACTTCGCGCAGGTCCAAGAGGTCGTCAACACGCAGGAGCAGGCGCTAGGCTACTCGATGCGCGAGAACGAGCGCACCATGCAGACTGCCTCGAAGAAGGTCGAGTCGATGAAGGCGGCGTTCCAAGAGTTCGGGTACGCGCTCGCAGAGGATGGAGGCGTGCTCGACTCGTTCAAGGCCGCAGTCGATGTGGGGCGCTCGGCGGTGGAGTGGTTCAATGACTTGCCTCCGACTCTTCGGAAGGCGGCAATTGCGACGGGTCTGCTGATGGGTAGCGTCGGCGCTCTGAACATGGCGATGAAGTACACGGTTGGTCTTGGGTTGGCTGAGTCTCTGATGGGCGTGCGCAAGCAGATTCAAGCTATGCGCGATGCGGGTGGGCTTGCCGCCGCTCTTAAGGGCGGGTCTGCCGTGGAGTTCGCGGGCATCCTCGCACTTCTCGCCATCGTCGGCGGTGCCATCTACGTCATGGACAAGAACGTCAACCGCCTACAGAACACCTTTGCGCAGTTGCAGTCGGAAATGGACGGCTCCATCCGTTCGCTCGAAGCGCAGGCAAAGGTTCACGCCGACAACGTGCTTGCGATCAAGAAGCACGCTGACGAGTGGCGTGCGTTGGAGAAGGCGCGGCAAGATGCTCTCGCGGGTGACGACCCTGATGGGGTTACTCGTGCGGCGGACAAGCAGGCGCAGGTCATCCAACAAGTGACGGACGCACTTGGCGAGGAAACTGCCGCTCGCTTGGAGAACGCGCACTTCGCGGAAGACGCGGTTGATACCGTTGTCAACGCCGAGAAGGAGAAGACCAAGAGCCTGCGCGCCGAGATCGACAAGCAGACCGCCGACTACAAGCAGGCTCTCCGTGACCAAATCGAGGAGGTCAAGAAGTCCCTCAAGGAACTGTATGTCATGCACGCCGCTTGGTGGAAAGACTTCACGTTCTTCGACATGCTCTCCCTTGGGTGGACCGGCGTGATTGAGACGATGAAGAAGGCGTGGCACAACTTCCTTGGGTGGATGTTCGAGTCCTCTGGTAAGTTTACAGCCTCCTTGGGTGAGACGATTGGCAAGGTGCCGTTCCTCAAGGGGATGGGTGACGACCTCAAGAGCCTGTCGGACGGCTACATGCAGTCTGCCGCTCAACACTACCTCGCCGCCATCGAGAGCGAAGACCGCATGAACGGCGCGGTGAAGTCCATCCTCGACAAGCGCAAGATTGAGCGGCAGAAGCTCCTCGCTGACCTCTACGCGGAACTCGACAAGCTCAACGGTGGCGGTGGTTCTGGCTCTGGCGCTGGTGATGGTGCCGGTCAGTTCGGAACTGGTGATGACGGCAAGGGTAAAATCGCCACCATCGTTGACAACATCACCGCTGAGACGGACGCCATCGGTCGCCGTTCTGACGCCATCGAGCGCGACATCGCCATCCGCAAGGAGCGCATCGCGTACCTGACCCGCGAGGGTGCGAGTACCGAGGAGTTGTTGCAGGCTGATACAGAGCGGGCGGCGCTGGCGGGATTGCTCTCCGACAAGCAGGCGGTACTCCACGAGCAGGCGGAATCCGCCCGTGCCGCCTACACCGCACTTGCAGAAGCGCAGTCGAAGGTCAACACCTCGTCAGAGGAAGGCAAGAAGGCGTACGCTGACCTTGGTGCGGCTATGGAGAAGATGCTCGCCACGTCAGGCGGCAACTCCGCCGAGTGGCTACGCATCCAGAAGGAGAAGTCAGACCTCGCCCGCGAGGACAATGCCGCCACGCGCCAGTTGACAAAGAGCCTCGACGACCTCAAGCAGATGTACGACGACGGCACCATCATCCTTGACGCCTACATCTTCGCCCTAGAGCAGTTGGACCGCACGACGGGCGCGGCGGCATCTGCGACGAAGGCTCTCAACGACGAGCAGGCGAAGGCGTTCAAGGAGTTGTGGACCTCCCGCATCACGTCGGCGCTGGAGAAGAAGAAGTCGGACATCGCCGCGCAGGTGAAGTTGCTCGAAGACGTACTCACCCTCTACGACGAAGCCGGTCGCGGTGACAGTCGCGGTGATGCACGTCACGCGCTTGAGAAGGCGTTCGGTGCTTTGCAGGGGCTACCCACTGGTGCCACCATGCCGTCGATGGGCGGTGTGCAGTCGCTCATCAACGATGCACTCGCCGCGTTCAAGAACGTCGACCTTGGCGACCTCGACCCCGCGGCGTTCGCCTCATTGATGAAGTCCGACCTTGCCATGCTCAAGTCGTTCGCGTTCAACGCCGAAGGGTACTTGGAGGCTGTTGGTGATGCCACCGAGGACCGCCTCAAGGCTATCGCCAACGAACTCAAGAGCATCGACCGCGAGTTGGAGACGAAGTTGGCGGCGTTGCAGGTCCAACTTGACGCTCTCGACGCACAGGACAAGCAGGACGAGCGTCAGAAGTCAACCGATGAGCACACCAAGCGGTTGAAGGCTCTGCACGACCAGATGGTGTGGACGACCGACCCGTTCGAACTCGCCGCTCTGCGGAAGCAGGTTGCGGAGGAGGAGCAGACGTGGGCGGAACAACGCCGCGAGTGGGACAAGCAGGACGCACGCGAGTCCATCCAAGACCAGATGGACGCCGCTCGCAAGGAGGCTGAACTCCGCAAGGAGAAGTTGCAGGCCGAGCAGGAGGCGTTGCAGGAGCAACAACGCGTCATGACCGAGGCGTTACAGGCGCTACTCACCTACATCAAGTCGGAGATGGAGGCTCGCAAGACCGCGCTTGAGGACAACAAGAAGGACTTGGAGGAGTCCTCTGCCGCCATCGACGAAGCGTTGAAGGGCGTTGACGAGAAGGTCGTCGGTCAGTTGGCGAAGATGGCGGCACTCGACCCTGAGTTCTACAAGAAGGCGTCGTCGCTCATCGGCAACATCGTCAGCGGCATCAACGCGGGTCTGCCGTCGTTGCAGTCTGCCATCAACGCGGTTAACTCCGCTCTCAGTGGCATGGGCACCGCTGGCAAGACCGTCACGCTACCGCCCGTGCCTGTACCTTCGGGCGGCGGCGGTGGTGGAGGTAACGGTCGCATCAACATGATGGCGGAAGGCGGATTCGCCAAGGCGCGTAGTGGCGGCTACCTCTCCATCCTCGCCGAAGCGGGTGACGACGAGATGGTGCTACCTCGCCGGTACGCCGTGCCGATGCTCTCGGAGGCGCTGGCAACCGTCATGCGCTCGTCGCCGTCGATGCCGTCGTGGGACATGGGCGCTCTCGTCGGGGCGATTCAACGCGGGTTGTCTGCCATGCAGTTCTACGGCACGGTAGACGTTCGCCTGCCCGATGGGACCATCGAGCGGCAGGTTGTGCGGTTGTTCAGCGGATTGCAACAAGCGGTGCGCGTATAGCGAACGGGCGGTACTCGGAGACGGGTGCCGCCTTTTCGTGTACCTATCCACCGCCTATGTAGAGAGAGCCATTCGTGGAGGTGAGTGTATGCCGTCAGTAGTTGCGGCGATTGAGCAAGAGCGGCAGGAGTTGGTGGAGACTGCCGTTGGCGAGCGGTGGAAGCGTGTGGGCGTTACCGCGACTGACCAACCCGTCAAGGTCTACGTAACCGAGCGCGAGGGTGAGGAAGAGGCGAGCGTCTACCGCATGGAGTTTGGCGGCGGAAGCGTGACAGTATCGCACCCGTACATCCGTCGAGCGAAGGACGACTATTACTCGGACAACATGGCGTTGTTCCGCATCTCGTCGCGGGCGGACGTGAAGCTCAAGTTCTACGGTGACAGCGCCAAGCAGGAGGTGTGGTTGCACTCCGACCCCGGCATCAGCGACTTCGACGAGGTGCTGACGTTGGAGAACCTGACACTCGACGGCGATGGCACCTTCCGCAACCTCGCGGGCGAAGTAGTCGCGTTGGTGCCTACTCCCGTCATCCGCGCCATCAACACCGAGACGGGGAAGGTGACGACTACGACGGGCACCGTGAGCGTACTGCCGCACGTAAGCGACGACGCGCGCGTTCTGCGTATCAGCGTTGACCCTGCGTGGTTGGCGGAACGGTTCGCGGCGGGTGATGTGGTAGTGATCGATCCGACGCTGGTGGTGGCGTCGTCGGGGTTTAGCTCTACGCCGAGCGGTCACCGCATCGCACGACTGAGCGACGGGACGCATTATGCGGTCAGCACCGCATCCGGCTCGAACAACGAAGTCTATGTCAACAAGGGCACCGGATGGACGAAGATTGCAGGCGTAAGCATGGTATCGGCGCTCGGAGTAGACCTGACGGTTGACGCTGACGGCGTTCTCTGGTGCGTTGTTGGCGCTAATTACAGCGAGACCTTTTCGTTGAATAGGTGGGTGCCATCGGCTGACCGACTATCCTTCACGTCATCTACGGCACTGACGATACAATCCGGCTCCAGTTTGTTCTCCAGAGTAAACCCGCGGATTGTAGTCTCGGGAACGGCTGGGTCAACAAAGACCTTGCGCATCGGGTTTGTGACGGTACGCTCCACTGACAGTAACGAGTTCCTAGATGTCCTTACTTGGACGGTGGACACTGGAGGCGCGGTGACTGGTGGCGGCATCACCAGTTGGATGGGCCCCTCCCCGGTCACTGGCACACGGATTGAGTTCAGCGTAGATGCTTCTGGTAACGCTAAGGCTCTCTACATGGCGGGTAGTTCCATCTATACCCGCCCCGCCGACTCTTCTGCTCCCGCTGTGCTATTGTCGGGCGCGACTGCCACGAATACACCTGTAGGCATCAGTGGCCTCTCTACCCATTACTGGCTCCTCGATGGCAAGCTATGGAGCACGGCGGGTCTTGTTGCAGACATTGGACCTACCACCACCATCGTCACGGGAGACGGTGCGATTGCGGCGGTAGGCGTGCCGTCACTAGGGCAGATTGCCGTCATCGGCAGGCGTGGAACTGGTTTAGCGAACGCGGGCTACCCCGGTCTGTGGGTAGTGAACCCAAGCACGGGTGGTGTCACCGACAGAGGCGCAATCGAGACGACGGTCGCCTACTCCACAAACCTTACGCATTCGATGCGAGTGGTGGAGTCAGGCAACGCGATTCCCTTCCTCATGGTTGGCGCATCTGGCGTATACTCGGAGACGGTCACACTCAACCAAGCCCCTACCGCCCCGACCAGCCTCACCCGCGACAACTACGACGCCACGGGTTCTGCCGCGTTCACGTGGACGCACAACGACGCTGACGGTGACGCACAGGCGTCGTATCAGTTGCTCATCGTCAAGGCGAGCGATGGCACAACCGCCTACGACAGTGGGAAGGTGGCATCGTCCACGCAGTCGCACACGCTTGCGGCGGGCACGCTCACCAACAACACGCAGTACCAATGGAAGGTCCGAACGTGGGACTCCTCCGACGTGGTTGGACCGTACTCGACGTTGGCGACGTTCTGGTGTAGCGCCAAACCTACCGCCGCAATCACCAACCCAGCGAGTGACGGTGCTACGGTGTCATCGTCGTCGTTCACGGCGACGGGCACCATCAGCGATCCCGAGAGCGAGGGCAGTAGCGCCTACCAGTGGGTGCTTACGACCGCCGCCGATGTGATTGTCACCGACTACGGCAAGGTCACGTCAACGAACCCGCCGTCCGTGAACATCAGCGGTCTAGCCAACGGTAGCTCGTACAAGTTGAAGTTGACGGGGTGGGATGCGAAGGGCGTTGCGTCCGTGCAGGTCGTACGCACGTTCACGGTCAGTTACACCCCCGTAAGCGCGGCAACGACGGGTGCTCTCGGCAACGACGATGGAGGATACATCGGCGTGACGTGGACAAACCCCGTGGGCGCGATTGCGACCTCGTACGTGGACCTCTACCGCCGCGAGAGCGGTGGCGCGTTCGGGCGCATCGCTACGCAGTTGCCAGCGAACTCCTCGTACGACGACTACGCGGTGGCGAGTGGCAAGGTCTACGACTACAAGGTTACGGCGGTAGGTGCGAACGGCACCGCCACCGACAGCAACGTGGCAAGCGCGAGCGTGACGCTCTCTGGTGGTCTTCACGTCCACGACCCGCTCGACGCAAGCGGCACGTACCACCTCTTCCAGTTCCGCGAGGTGGCGGTGCAGGACACACGCAAGACCGTGAGTGGCGAGTTCCGCTTCGTGGGTCGTACCGCACCCGTGGTCAACTTCGACGGCAACATGCGTGACCGCAACCTGCGGGTACGGATTGCACTCCCAGACGATACCGACGACCGCTCTGCGCTAGAAGGGTTCTTCGACCGCATGAACACGGTCTGTGTGCGTGACCATCGTGGCCGCAAGGTGTGGGGTGTCCTCCGAGAGTTGCCCATCACAGACGAGCGTTGGGGTGGTTGGTGCGAGGTGGATGTGTTTGCCGTCGCCTACGAGGAAGGAGTGTGATAGTGCATGTTGTCGCTATCCCGTGGGGGCTACGATGCGTCAGTCGTAGCCCTTGCGCTCCATTCGCCGTGGGGTGACAGAAGGACTGCCTTCAGATACGACCTCCTCGACCGCAACCTCAATTACAAGCGGACGCTCAACACCGTAACCGCAGGCTCCGTGGAGATGAACGCACTCG